GCAAAAGCCAGAAAAGAACAAGAAATGAAAGTGCAAAAGGCTAAAGAAGATTTGGAAAAAGCAAATGCTAAAGCCCAAGAAGAAGCCTTGAAAGAAAAGGAAGAAGCCGAAGAAAGGGCGAGATTGGAAGAAGAAGCCAGAAAACCTAAAAAGAAATCTGGTGGCTTGGGCTGGTTGCTTGCTGGACTCGGCATTGTGGCAGCAGTCGTGACTCTCGGAGCAACAAAAGACAAGTAAACTATGAAGGTGCAACAACAAGAATTTTTGATAGACCCACAACCAGTGAGATTATTGGATGTTTTTGTTATTGCACCTTTTTTATTTTACACTGCTTACAAGTTTGATTTACCGAAGCCCATAAAAATGGGTCTTTATGTTTTGTCTGTGTCTACATTGGTGTATAATGGGTACAATTATTTGAAGAACTCATGAGTTACAAAATAACCCCATACACACTTGCTCAGGCAAAGAAACTTGGAGTAGTTGTTAAGCCATCAAAGGTTAACGGCAAGAAATTAGATGTTTTTAAAAATGTAAAAGGCGAAGTAGTAAAGGTAGCAACGGTTGGTGCTTTAGGTTACAACGACTACCCAACATTTTTGCAATTAGAACGTCAGGGCAAATTCCCAGAAGGAACTGCGGAAAGACGGAGAAAAGCATATAAAATTAGACATCAAAAAGATAGAACCATCCGTAATAGTAATGGATGGTATGCTGATAAACTTTTATGGTAAAACATTATGAATATAACAAGAGAACAAATTGAAAAAGCAGTCAAAGGAAAAGGCTTTGCTTACTTTGAAAATGGTGACTACAATGTAAACATTGTAGGTGTAAGAAATGGGTCAACTGGTAAAAGAGTAACGAACCAATTTGATGATTGGATGACGGCTTCTTACAAAGTCAATGGTGAATGGAAATTTGCTATTTGGCCTTGCACAGTAGACAATGGTGATGGCAGTGCCAGATTGGTAGAAGGTCAGTATAGAGGTAGTTTTACAATCGGTAAACATCAGGGCAAATATGATGCGTTGAAACAATGTAAACCTCTAAAAGTGTATCGTGATTGGAATTTGAAAGATGGCACTTATGATGAGAGCAAGATTTACAACGATGTCGCTGGTTTGAACATTCACAAAGCAGGAGCAGATAGCGTAAACGTAAACAACTGGTCAGAAGGGTGTCAAGTATTCAAAAGGGAAAAAGAGTTTTTGGCTTTTATGGAAATCATTTTCAAAGCAGAAAAAATTCATGGTAAATTTTTCACCTACACTTTGATAAACTCTAACGATTTTGTGAAAACAAATAATTTAGATTAATATGGCGACCGTCAAGAAACCAACTGCACTCCCAGTTTCGTTTGAACAATTCAAAAAGAATCCAGTCGCAGCGGTAGCGTTTTGTATGCTCGCAGCGGTTAGTTACTTGTATTTGGATTTAAAGTCTGGCTATAAAGACCAGATACAAAATTTGAATATTAAATTAGAAAATTACGATGTTAAACTGGACAAAATGAACTACGCTCTTAAAAGGAGTGATTCTACACTTGCGTCAGCAATAACCGAATTGAGAATTATAACAACGGTAAAAAAATTATGAAAAAACAACTTATCATTTTAATTATAGGATTTATCATTTTGGATAATTCCATACCCCTACAAGCGATTCAACAACCTGCGGTAGACGAAGTAGAAATGATGCTTAAAAAGATTGAGGGCAATTTGAAAATGGCTTCTCAAGTAACGTCAGTCGCAAAATCTGCTGGTGACAAATTGGTATCAAATAAAGTACAAGAAAAAGCAGAATTGAAACAAGCGGTATCTGATGCACAAGCACAAGTTTCGGAATTAAAAAAACAAAATGAAACTTTTGCTACTCGCATGGTCGAAGCAGGAATTGATACTTCAGGGAATGTTGAAGACGTTAACTATTCAGGCCCAGTTTGGGATGATTATCAAGTATATTTGAAAAACGGAGGAACATCCGATTTTGAATATTTTAGACTTTATAGAAAATAAAATTATGAACTTAGACTCACTTTCCAGAAATAGTCGCTCAGTAGTAGCGTTTTTTATCATCCTTTGTGGATTTGGTATTTTATTCTCAATCATATTTTGGGATTTTCCATCTGACCAAAAAGATATTTATTACTCCATCGCTGGTGTAGTTGGAACTTTGCTTTCCTTAGTGGTTTCTTATTATTTTGGTGCAAGTAAAACTGAATCAAATCATGAATCAAATACTTCAAATACTGATAAAGAGAATACAGAATCTTTGTAATCCAACGAATATCAAAAAATTGATTAATTTTGTCATTAATAAGAAATAACCATGAATAACAAAATGAATTTCGGAACTGCCATAGTTGGTTTAGCAATTACTTTGGGAACTATTTATGTAGTTGCCTATGTTGCTGGTAAAGGCTGGGGCAAAGGAGCAAAATAATGAAGAAGGTATTTGAGGAAATATTAAAAGCCTCAAAAGGTGAATATGGTGCTGGCGTATTGTATGCTGGTGCAGTAGGACTTGCACTTTCTGACATGATACCAACTCCTGCAAATGCTCTTTACTTCTACACCGAAAAAAAACTCCGTGATAAATGGAAGGCTGGGGAAATAACCCCAGAAAAATATTGGAAAAAAACTGCCATGGCATATTATGTAGGCAAGCCAATTTGGTGGATTCTGGTGTTAGGAGTTGTGTTTCATGTAGATGGTGACTTGACAAAAAAAGCCAAAATTGGACTAACAATGGTAGGTGTTGGTGCAATTATTGGAATAATTTATAAAAAATATTCTCAGGATATAAATGAGATAAAAACAGAAGTATTGGCAACTCAAGAACCAAAAATAGAGTTTGCTGGCAATCAAAAACCTAATTTAAAAGACCACATAAAGTCAGGTCAGTATCGACAAGTGATGAGAAGGGGTCAACAAATAAAATTCGTATAACATGGAAAATTCACAAAACGCAGGAGGGTCTGCAACCCCTGATTTATCGGCATCAGTTCAGGCTACAAAACTTTCTAATCCAGTAGAGGTAGCATCTGCCAGTGAATCAATAAGTTCAACTCCTAATGAAGTTGATTATTCAGAAAATTCAGGCAGTAGTAAAATTGACATTGGTCAATGGATTTCTATTGGAATTATTGGATTGACAATTGTCGCTTTAGTTGTTCAAATAGTGGTGGCAAGAAGAACTTTGATAAAGTTAAACGAAGAAGATAAACAGTTGAAAGAAGACGTTACGGATTTAAAAATTAGGGTTGAGAATGTTGAAAGTAAACAAACAACCACCAGACGTGCCGCCTAATTGTAATTTAAGCAAAAATGAATAATTGGCTTGATAATGTAACTTATGGAAATCCAGTAGATAAACTTCTGCCTTTTATGAGAGCAGGGGTTTATGATTTTCTGTTGCCTGACCTCAAGCAACATCCCTTTCCGAGTAATTCATGTGAAATGACTCAGGATGAAATTAGGCTTTTAATCGAATTACAAAATTCTGAAGAACAAAAAAATCCTGCAATTTTCAGTAGGTATTTAGATTACGATAATGACATCGTAGATATGTTTAAGACTTTTTGTAAGAAAAGATTAAACCAAGATTACGATGAAGAAATTGATGGATTGATTCAAGATTTGGCAGTAGTAATTACAAAATTAAAATTTGCTTATCAAAGACCCAGACCTTTTCAATTAGCACAATATTACAAAGCAAGACTATTCCCAGTTATATCTCTGGTTGCAATATCTCCTTCCTATCCCAGTGGTCATACCATTGAAGCAAGAGTAATGGCAGAACTCATAGGAAGTAGACACCCAGAGCAGTACGAATTTTTAATTCGATTAGCAGACGACATCGCACAAAGTAGATTGTTTTTAGGACTACATTATCCCAGCGATAATGATTTCAGTTTAATAGTAGCAAAAGCAATTTACACATCCAAAGAATTTACAACGAAATATGGACTATGAATTTAATCTAATACCAATCGGTAAGCCCAGAATGACGCAAAGGGACAAGTGGTTAAATCCACCTCGTCCTGAAGTATTAAAATACCGTCTTTCAAAACATGCGATTCAAACTTATGCCCTGATGAACAAATTCGTTTTAGGCGAAACATTAGATGGTACTTTCATTTTGCCCATGCCCAATTCATGGAGTAAAAAAAAGAAAGTATTAATGTGTGGAAAACCACATTTAGTTAAACCAGATTTAGATAATATCATTAAATTCGTACAAGATTCATTAAAACCAGAAGGCGACCAAATGATTCACA